GTTTTGGGTCATTTGCATCTAATTTATCAACCGGTAATGTTTCATTTGCTTCCATTGAAACTCTACGAAAAACAATCAATGGTGTAATTAATTGTCCTTTAACATCACGAACATATCCTTCTTTTTGTATTGAATTCCATCTTTCTGCATTAGCGTAATAAACTGGAACTTTAACTTCTTGTCCGTTAATTGTTGTCATTGGTTTTATAACTTCATTAAAATAATACATTATAGCCGCATCAACATCCATTAAACCAATAGATACATTTTTTACATTATCTTTCCTTTGGTTTGTTTCAGAACCTCTACCTCGTTGTAGTCCTCTGTTGAGTTCTCTACCTTCAAGTCTTCTTTGTGTTCTTGGTAATGGTTTTTTTCTATCGGCCATTATTCAACTCCTAATTCCAATCCAATTCTTTTTGAATATTCTTTTTGTGTATTGACAATACTATTAAATGATTCTGGTAATAAATATCCTTTCATACTTAAATCAAATGTTGTTTTGATAATTCTTTCTCCTTCAAATTCTGAAGCGTCTGTAAATGATGAAATACCGGCTTTAAATTTAAATTTATCAGGTTCTCCCCAATAAGAATTTTTTGACCAACTTATTTTTTCAATAATTTTATTCATTTGGTCTATGTATGGTGTAAACACAATACAATTATAATTTATCGTAACATAACTAGGAATAGTTACATTATATGCTTCCTCTATTGGTTCATCATTTTCAAACAATGTAGAAGTTTGTGTAAATCTGTTTTCTTTTGAAAATTTATTTTTAAATGTATAGTTAGAACCTTCTGTTGCTGGTTGTAATGAAGGTGTTAAGAAAGCGTTATTTGATTCTCTTGATACTGATGTTCTTTTAAAAATTAATAATGGTGTTATAAATTGACCTTTAACATCTCTTAAATATCCAAGTTTTTGAATTGATTTCCATCTTTCTGGATTTGCGTAATAAACAGGAACTTTAACAACTTCACCATTATCCACCACTTCTGGTTTTATTACTTCCCTAAAATAATACATAACAGCGGCATCAATGTCTAACAATCCAACTGAATAACTTTTTACATTATCGTCTTTACGAGTGGTATCGAATCCTCTGTTAAAGTTAGTTTGTGTTGTTAATATTTCTTCTGTTCTTGGTAAAGTTTTACTTCGTTCCATTAAATACTTCTCACTTCTTCAATGTTAAGATTACTTCTTCTTAACAAGTTAGCATTACAAATGACTGAATGAATATGTTGTCCGTCTAGTTGTTTAAATTGTCCACCAACTAATTGGTTTTCATTTATATTAGTGATTTCCCAATAAGCGGTAAACCACTCAACTACATCTCCTATTTCCAATACTAAACTTACATCTCTTAAAGATTGTCTTACAAATGAAAATGTTGCATTTTGTCTTAAATCTGGTCCAAATTCATCTGTATTAAATTCCATATCCTCGGCTTCAACTAAACAAGCCATTTCAACACCTGGTTTAAATACTTTTCCGTCTGATGTTTCACCATACATATTAGTTTCTGTATTGCTTGCAGATATTTTGTAAACAATTACAGTTTGGTCAATGATTCCACTATTGGCGTTATTTAAATCACCGATAAGTTCTTTATTAAACCTATCAAAAGTATCTAAATCTTTTTTACCATAATATCGTGGATTTGCCATCACTCACTCCTAACCTATGTAGATTGGATATGGGACTTTTCTAAGTTTTTCTTGTAGGAACTCGGATTCATCCTTGTCGGCTTCCATAAGTGCTTTACGAGAAGATTGTTCAAGTATTTCTCTAAGTTGTGTAACAAGAGCTTCTTTTTCGGCTGACGCTTCTGACCTCAAAGTGTCTCCGTCCAAGCTTGTTTCAGCACCAGGTATCGGGATAGCTCCATATTTACTCCTTACTATACCTAATAATTCCTTTGTTAGTGCTAATCCATATTTTCTAATCCATTGTTTTCCTACATCATTAATATTTGTAAATTTCATATTATCATAAGGAACATTGGAAAAGTCGGAAATTACATCTGAACTTCCTGAATATTCTGTTATTAATACATTGTCTCTATCTGAACGAACTACATATTCGAAATGTAATTTGTAATCAGAATCAGGTCTTGGGAATATTCTTAATTTATTATTTCTTAATTGAAATGAATATGCTGATTTTCTTATTTGGTCATTTAATTCAATGGCTTGTAATCTCAACATATCTGCGTAAACTGGCATCATCAAAAATGTAACTGCTGGTGAGTAATTACCAAATCCAAATTGGTCTAGTAAATTCATTGTTCCAGCACCAGTTCCAGCATAAGGGTCAAAATATCTTTGAACGGCTGGTGTTTCTTCATAAAACACTCTTTGTAATTCTATTGCATTACCACTTTCACTTACATCAGCCCATAAAGCATTTAAATCATAACTTTGAGAACCACTAATAACATCTACTGAACCTGATTTTACCTCTACTAAACCACCGACACCAGCTTCTGTTCCGTAGGCTTGTGATAAAAATACACTTCTACCCAAGTTCGGGGTTACTCTTTTGTGAGTTAAATTTGATGATGTTGATTGACCTTGTAGTGATAATAAATTGTCTTTAATGTTAAATTGATTTATTTGAGCACTATATTCAGACACACTTTCTTCTAAACAAGCATAAAATTGTTTATCTTGTAATTCTACATTCATTAGTGGATAACCTAATCTTTGTGCACACCAATCTGCAAACTTTGGAGCTTCTGTTTGAAACTCTGAATCTGTATCGTAAAATCCAAATGGTGTATTACCACTAACTGCTGAACCTGAACCAGGCCATATTGGTTCTTGAGCCATATTAATTTCTCCTTAATTTATATCTAGTAATAAATATAACGAAAACCAAAAAACCCCCAGCGAACTGGGGGTTTTTCGTGATAAGTATTACTACTCGACTATGTAATGTTATTTATTACACTTTGTCTACATCTGCAACAACAACTTTACCATAGAATTCGTTTCTGACCATTTTCTTAGCGTATCTGGTCATCACGCCTTTTCTAGGTGTGAAGTTAGTTGGGTCGTAAACAAGCGGTGTCATAATTAACGGCACATATGGTGAATACACAGCACCTGTTTCTAAGAAGTTTGAACCTCTAAATCCAACAAGGATTTGGTTTTCAGTCATATATGGGTTTTTGTATACATTGAATCTATTGTTTAATAGACCAACTTTTTGAACACCCATAGCGTAAGAGCTTGTTGTGTCACCATCTGAAGTTGTAGCATATCCAGGAATAGATTCTAGGATTGTTGCTGTTTCAGGTGATATAACAATAAAGTTAGCTCCACCTCTTAAGGTTTTTTGGTGAATTGCGTTAGATACTGATTGTATCTTGTTTCCAAGTGTCTGGAACCACTCACCTTTTGTGTATGCACTTGCGTTAGTTGCAACGTTTTTGAACGAATCACTTGAACTTTCATACTCACGACCGATAAATGCTGACCATCTTTCTGTCTTAGCTGTAGCACCTGCTAGCAACATATCAAGGATTTCTAAATCGATTTCCATTGAAATGTATTCACTTAATAGTGATGTTAGTTCTGCTTCAGCATCAACTGAATGGTAAGCGTTTAAGTCTTGAGCAAGCTCAGGAGTCCAAACTGCTTTTAACTTACGAGTTTTCGCTACGATAGCGATACTTCTTAATGCTATGTCAATTTCTGGAATTCCAGCATCTGATTCTGCACTTGTTCCACTTGCTGTCGCCTCAAAATCACCTCTAGTTGTATCTGTTGGTGCTTTGTGGTATTTGAAAACAAGTTCTACTGATTTATTACCGAACGCATCAGCACCTGTTGGTGTTGCTGGGTCAACAATAAATACAATGTTTGTTCCACTTGTTTTAGTGTAAGCTGGATATGCAACTGATATTTCTGAACCTGCACTACCACTAATTTCAAAAGCTCTAACGCCGTCTAAATCAGGATTTGTAAATACTGATTGAGCGACTGTGACTTTTCTTAAATCACTTAAAGATGAACTTAGTGTTGGTTCAAAATCAACATCTGAAAAACTAACTGACGCTGTTGTGTAAGAACCAGTGTTAATAGTTTCTGATGAATCATTGATTGAATAACCAAACTTTCCTGCTCCGTATAAACCTTCAGTTGCATCACCAGAAGCTGATGTTACACCGTGAACGTTTTGATTTGCATCAAAGTTTGATTGGTCTGTTCCGTATCTGAAATCGAGATAGAATATAAGACCTGATGGTAAATTCATTGGTTGAACTGACACAAAATCTTGTGCAGCTAACTCACCAAAAATTCTACGAACTAATGGTAAAGCAACACCTGACCATTGTTCATTATTAGATGCTGTTCCTACTTGGGAAGCTTCTGTGACAAGTTGATTTGCTTGGTTTTCAAGCAAGACTGCCATACCACTTCTTTTTGTTTCGGAATCAATACCTTCTAATAGACCAGTTGGCTCCCATTTGTTAACTAATTGTCTAGTTTGTTCTAGTAATTGTTTGTGCGGATTGTTACCATCAAGTAACTGACTAATGTTTGTATTTTCTGACATTATTCTCTCCGATTAAATTTAAATTAAATTTGCCAATTTCTTAAATCTGTTTTTCATCTCTTGTCCTTCAGAAAGAACTTCTTTCTTAGGTTCAGTTGATGCAACAGCTTTAGAAGCTTGACCTTTGTTTTCGTTTACTCTTTTATTACCATTACCTTTAAAAGATTCTGCTAATGTAGCGTAAACTAATTTGATTTCTCTCAAGTTTTGAGCGCGGTCGAATTGTTCTACAACTCTAAGTTTTTGGTTGTTGTTTAAACCAAAACCTCTAAACAATTTGTTAGTAAACAATAGTTTAGCGTTCAATAGATTAACTTCGTTTAATTTTTCACGAAGGAAACCAATTGTATCTTTGTATTCTTTTAGTGTTGTTTTCATTTCTTCGACTTTATCGTCCTCCTCGTCTTCCATTCCTTCTTCTTCAGAAAGAGCTTTGAAAACTTCTTCAAGGTCGATATCTTCCTCGTCCACTTTCTCGCCTTCTTCATCTTTCATATGTTTGTCTTCGGTGAAAGGCTCTTTAACAACCTCGTGGTCGCCAAGTTCTTTTCCACCTTCTTCATCTGCACCTTCGCCTTCTGGTCCTTGTGCACCTATTTCTGATGAATCAGTTGAGCGTTCAGATGGTTCTTTGTTTTCAGCATCACCTACTTCTGATGAATCGAGTTCTTCTTCAAGTTCTCTAATGACTGATTCTAAATCAAGTTCGTCCTCGTCATGCATATCTTCATCTTCCATATGTTCACCTTCTTTTTCCATTTCCTCATCTTCCATTTCTTCGTCTTTCATATGAGCGTCTTCATCTTCCATTTCTTCGTCTTTCATATGTTCGCCTTCTTTTTCCATTTCGTCATCATGCATTCTTTCGTCTACATCTTTATCTTCCTCTCCATGCATTCTTTCTGCTACTTCGTCGTCTTCCTCGCCATGCATTCTTTCGTCGACATCTTTGTCTTCTTCGCCATGCATTCTTTCTTCAACGTCGTGTTCGCCTTCAGCTTCCATATGTCCGTCTCCACTTCCGACTTCGCCTTCACCTTCACCATATTCTTCATTATCAGGCATTTCTTCTGATTGAATTTTTTGGGAAAGCATATTTTTCAAACGTGGTGTGAACGCTTCCTCAAGAGCAATTTTAGCATTCTCTAATGCAGTTGCACGAAGTGCTTTAGCATCAGCGATTGCTTCTTTTAAAATATCATCCATTTTATTTCTCCGTTGGAATCAATATAGTTATTGGGAACTATAATATAGTGTGATTAATTACAATATATGAACTGGTCGATTGACCGATATTGTGTTTACATATAAATATAAAATTATGAAAAAATTCGTCTTTTTTTATTGATTATTTGATAATTTTTTATTACTTATCTTTGCTCTTTTACGCATTTCTCTTTTGATAACTGAGGGTTTAGTGTAGAACTCTCTTTCGCGTAATTCTATCATTAAACCTGAGTCTTTTACTTTTTTCTTGAGTTTTCTTAATGCGTATTCGACTTTGTTGTCTTTAACTGTAACCTTTAACAATTTAACCTCTTAATCTGTTTCGTTTTCTGCTGAGTAATTTTTATCCACATAGTTGAAGAAATCTTTTTTCTTATCACCTAATTCTGCTGGTGATGAAACTCCGAACTTTTTCAATGCACCTTTAAAGAATTTTGCATATCTTGTATCTTCTTCTGTGATTTCATCATCATTAACTTCAAGATATCTGTCATCTTCCGGTTCTTGATATGGATTTTCTTTACCGGTTTCTAATTCAGGTGTTTCAATGTCATCTGACTCGTGTCCATATGTATGTGCTTCGTTTAAATCATAATAACGACTTAAAACATTACCCATATCTTCATATAGAGCTTCTAGTCTTTGTTGAACTGATGATGCTTCTTCTGATAGTTTGTCAAAATTTTTAGAAAGGTTTGTTAATTCTTTCATATTACGATTTACCGTAACTTTATCAAACCAACTTTCTGTTTCTCTTAATGTATGAACTCTAGCCGCATTAGCAATGTCTGAAAGTGTTTTTGATGTTTCTTTTAAATCACCAGATTTATAAATAGATTTACCTAAATTACCAAACTCTTGAATTTTTGATAAGATTTGTTCTGAACTAATTTTAGGTTCACTTTCAGTTGTTCCATATTTTTCTTTAACTAGATTTGTTAAAGACATAGTGTTATGAAAGGCTGGTTTAGAAACAACTCCACCTGCTAGTGAAAGTGTGTGTTCTTTTAACAATTTTTTTAGTTTGATTTGTTTTGACATATTTTTTCCTCGTTAATAAATATAAAGTTTTTAAATTTTTCTATAAATAAGTATTCATACCGGTATGTTTCTTAAAGAACGTTTGTAGTTGGTCTCCGTAAACTCTTTTCTCTACGGCTTTAACTTTTTTCTTACCCATTCTAACTTGTGCAAATTCCATATCATATAAATCCAATGATGTTAATCTTATTGTTACTAAATTTATACCTTTTGCATTTCTACCGATTTTAAATAATAATTCTTTTCTTTTTTTATCAATTGTTAGTGGTTTAGCACCTGTCATCGCTATAAATCTTTTACCACCTAAATGATTTAATGTGTCTTTTGCTTGTGAAGTAGTCATTTCATTTACCTTTTTGATTCTTGATTTACCTTTTTCTGGGTCATAATTAAAGTTAGGTTCTTTTGGAAACCTTTCTCCGTTTTTAATTTTGTCTTGTCTGACTGCGAAAACTGACTCGTGTGGATTCAATATGTAGTTTCTTGCTGTATTTAAATAATTAGATGACAATGTTACTTTGTCTGTCCACCAACTTGGTAGTGGTTCAGCATCATTAACCTTTTTAAGATAACCAATGATTTGTAATGCATCTTCAATAGATGTTTTTAATTTTCTAACTGCTGATGGAACATCTGTATGTCCGTCTTCATTTACTGATTCTTTTAAATCTTTTGTTCCGGTTAATTTATAACCCAATACCTCTGCGTTTTCTAATCTTTCTTTTTCAAATTTTTTCTTTTC